TGAAGTGTGTCGAACGTCTATTTAGCGAATCCAACATTCCACAAAAAGAGAGTTTGAAACCCTTGACTTCCTTTATTGATTCCTCATTAAGGTTACGCAAAATTAAGTCTCGTCTGAAACAAATTAGCTCAGTTATGGAAAGACATGGACTAAAAGAGGTGTTGTCTTTGAAGAACACCCTAAAGTTGTTTTTTTGTGTGGTGGAGAAAGATGGAGAAGGATGGAGAGCATGCGTCTATGTGAAAAATCGGCAAGAGCTTGCCAATAGACTTGCGCATGCAAAGAAGGTTTTGGCTGAAAATGGAATTGTGATGGACAAGGAGCGTGTTAGTGTTGTCCACACTGGTTGGTTGTTTGATCTTGTTAAGACCCAGCCTATTCTTTTCCAAATTTTTACCAAATTGGCCATTGACTCAAAGTGTATAGCTCTTGCCACGTTAATGTATGGCACAAAACCTTCTCGTAGCTATACATATTCCTGTTTGCGTAAAGCTAACCTCAAGTTGCTTGACAGAGTTTCTGGTATTTGTGGAGAGAGTACCATGATAATGTGTAGGGAGTTGTCCGGCTTGAAGATTCCTTTTGCTTTACCTAGTCCTGGTAGATTACCTCAGCTAAGCTACTTGTTGCTCTCCAAGTTTTGCTTCAACAAGGGGAAGGGAAAATGTGTTCTGTGTGATAAAAGGGTGATGCCTGGGGTTTCCAGCGGAAAGGCATATGGTTGTGGAAATTTTGTTCATGACTATTGTGCTATTGCCGCTCATTTTCAAGTGAATGACAACAGAGATAAGAAATGGGTGTTCTTGTGTTCTTGTGGATCCTCGCACGAGTTTGCTTCAGATGCCCCTCTTTTTCACCCGCTCCGCCTTACCATAACTACTGGTGACAATGTCGAAGCTCTTCAAAAGAACATAAACAAATATAAAGTAAATGGGGAAGATACGAAGAGTGCTTTGGATAAGAGGTTGCTTCAAAAAGGGATCACCTCTATGCTTCGAAACGTTGGTTTGAAGCGTCATGTTATGCCTATCACCAATCTGAGAGATCCTAAGGTGTACTTCCTCCAACACCCTAAAGGCACTAAGGCTGGTGCTTTTTTTCAAGATGGTGTTGAATCTTTTGTTCAAAATGGGGAAGAGGTGAAGAACAAGCAAAATCCCGATAAGGTGGAGGTGGAAATTGTTGCTGGAGCTCAATGTTTGTCCTACATTGCTGCTTTACAAACTGAATTTCAGGAATATATTGTTGGCAACGAGACCTTGGATGGAAAGAAGCTTCAAGAGTTTACCTGGAAGAGGCTGCTTGCATTTAAAATGAATACCAAAGTTGAAGGCATTTTAGGGACTGATGATGAAGATAAGCTCAGGATGTTTTTTCCTTCACACATCTGCAAGTTCATTTTTGACAATGTCATTTGGAAGGCTTTGGTGCAGCAGTTGTATTCCAAAGGGTCTGTGATGTTGGGCTTCCGTTGGATGGATGGAGGTGCTCAAAAAATTTTTAATCGGTTTCACAAGTTTTCCAAGATATTTGGTTGGGACATCCAGGGTCTTGACAGTTCAATGAAACCAAAAATTATCCAAACTGTGTTCTCCTCCATCTTTCATGCTTTCAATCCAGGTGAAGATGCAGGTCTTTACAAATTGTTCCGAGCTCTGTACGTCATTTGTGTTGGTCACTATGTTTCAAAAATTGTTTCTTGGGTGGATGAATTTCGAATCATGGTGGGAGCTATGGCTTCAGGTGAGTTGATGACTAGTATTTTTAATACTCTGTATTGCATTGTTGCAGTGCTGTCTTGGTTG